ATGGTGATGGTGCAGCTAAACGATCAACTAGGGCAATGGTACAGAACGCCTTATCGCTATGGCGGGCTGGATCGTAACGGCGTCGATTGTTCCGGTTTCGTCTACCTGACGTTTCGCGATAGGTTTGGCATGCAGTTGCCGCGCACCACGGAAGCACAAACCGAACTAGGCGAGCGCGTTGACCGTGAAAACCTGTTACCGGGTGATCTGGTCTTTTTCAAAACCGGCAGCGGCAGCAGTGGGCTGCACGTCGGCATTTATGATAAAGACGACCAGTTTATTCATGCCTCCACCAGTCAGGGCGTAATCCGCTCGTCGCTGGATAACGTGTACTGGAAACGGGCGTACTGGCAGGCCCGCCGCATCTAATTTTCCTCCCTTATTGTGTTTTGTTGACAGCATGGAGCTATCCACTTATGTCTTCTCTGCGTTTACTCATCTCTGACTCTTACGATCCCTGGTTTAATCTGGCCGTTGAGGAGTGCATCTTTCGCCAGATGCCCACCACGCAGCGGGTGCTATTTTTGTGGCGCAATGCGGAAACCGTGGTATTAGGTAACATTTCACACACCAATTAATTGCCTTTAAGGTGTTGTTTTATGTCAGGGTTAAAACCTCATATATACATTCGAGTATCAAAAGCGAATCAGGTTCAAGGCTCCGGTTTAGATGAACAAGAAGCAAGGATACGTGAGTACATAAAGGGAAAGAATCATTTGTTCAATGGTGAACCCATCGTTTGGAAAGATGAGGGGGTATCTGCATATGGTTCAAAGAATGTTGAAACTGGTCAACTTGCGAAGTTTATTAGTGAGGTAGATCAAGGCAGAATTGGTGATGGTAACTGTCTAATTATTTACAGTCTTGATCGCCTATCACGGCGTTCTGCATGGGATGAGGATACTATTCAGTACATTGTGAAGTCTGGTGTCGAGATTCATGATGTATCAACGCCTGTAATACTAAAACGTGACGATCCATTTACCAAAATCATTATGGAACTGATTGTTCAACGTGCCAATAATGAGTCTAGGATAAAATCAGAACGTTCTACCAGTGGTTGGCAGGCCAGATTTAATAATATGGTAACGAACGGTAAAGTCATGACTCGCCGTTTACCTCGTTGGTTGGATAGTAATGAAAATGGTTACTTAATCAAAGAGAATGAAGTAGCGATCATTCATCAAATATTCAATGACTATATAAATGGACAGACTAGTCCTGTAATAGCCAAAAGACTCAATGCAGAAAATAAATTAATCAATGGTAGTTTATGGCGTCCTAATGGTATTACTAAACTAATAAAGGATCGTCGTCTGTTAGGTTTTTTTTGCCGAAATATCAATGACGAAGAAGTGCCGGATGTTTTCCCTAGAGTTATTGATGACGAAACATTTCAACATGCAAACAGTATATTGAAAGTTGCTAGTAGTGGCATAAAGGGCAGGCCAAGATATAACGAAGAACAACGTACTGTTAGAAATATACTTACGGGTATTATTAGATGTGGTAAGTGTGGCGGTCGTGTAACTACATCAGTTAATAGTAGAGGAGAACGTTATATCAGGTGCAGGAACAGAATAAATTTTGAAATATGTAACGCCGATGGCTTTAAATATGCTCTTGCAGAGAAAGTAATTTTTGCCCATGTGAAGCAGGTGGATTTTGCCAGCATCATAAATGGTACATCTAAACTTGACAAGCTAAGTGGGCTGAAATCCGAGTTGCTTCAGTTAGAAATTGAAGAAAATGAATGGTTGACAGCTATTGATGAAAGGAAGAAGGCCAAGCAAAGGATATCTATCGCATTTGCTACTGGTTTGTCAGATGTACAGGAAAGAATTGATTTAGTGAAACAAGAGATAGTTGAACTTTCATTAAATGAAACTATTCCTGACTTTGAACAGTTTGATATTGATATTTTATTAAATCCTGAAAACGTCGATATGAGGTTAGCTGCAAGAAAAATGTTATTGCAAGTACTGGATACAGTCGCATATACGAGGGATGAGAGTAGGATTGGTTTTAATATAAAATATAGAAATAGTGTGTTCTTACATGCATTGATTGCAAATATCAAAACACATAAAGTTATATCACATGGCTCAGTTAGCATTGAAGGTGATGGTCAGGTAATATTGAAAAATAACTTTTTTGATTTGAATATGTTAAATGGTGAGATGACAATGCATGATGTTACAGATTTGGAAGAACTGGAGGAAGCCAAGGAATCGTTAGATTTTTGGAAGACTTATCTCGAACATATTGCCTCCTTGATACAACAAAGATCAAAATAATCTCATCTGAATTTTAATTTTCGACCTCATAGAACACTCTCTATGAGGTTTTTTTGTGTGTGGCAATACGTTTCCATAACTAAGTCAACAAACGCCACAGCAGGCTTCCTATCACGTTTTAGGTAATTTTTTTCATTTTAGCTAAATGGTTGGTCGTGAAGAATGTCTAAAAATCGATCGATATGACTGTATTTTGAACAATAAGACGATGCATGATGGTTGTTTCAAGGGGGGAGTCGTGAATATTATGCGAATAAGTAAATGCAATGTTAATTTATTAAAGTTACGTACCCACTTGGGGTTAGATTTTTTCCGTAAACATAGAGATTATAAGTAACACAAACGTAATTTTTTCGCAAGCGAATAAATTTATATTTCTCGATTTTATCTGAGAGTCTGATACAATAGTCGCACTGATAAAGCTGAATTAAATGTTTATCAGTCACAGCCTTTGGGTAATCACCCACCGCTGAAAACCTAACTTAACCCAATCCTTCTACTTAACTGTAGCGGATATTTTATTGAGGAAATAAATTATGCACATTATTGTAACACATCACTTCTATTCAAATGATTTTGATGTAGAGGAACAAGATAAAGAAATCTGGATTAATGGTAAACTAACTCATACTGTCCATTCTGGGTTAGAATGTGAATATGATAATGGTGTAAGTGAAGATTCACCATTTCACGGGCAAAAAAAGCTACAAACATTATATTTCACCGATAAAGGAACAGTTCAACATAGTCATGAAGATGATAGCTTTTACTTTATCCATGATGATGAAACGATGGCAACATATGTTGATGGCAAGTTGATGACTGAAGATCCCAATGGTGAATATAATGAATTTATCGATTTCGTAAATGATGTAATGAAAGATAAATAATATTATGTTTTAAACGCAGGTGTAACCTGTGTCGGTCAAAGTATATGACCGGTTTTAATTGAGCCAAAAACTTATTCTTAATACAATACTTTCATAGCTGCATATGAATACTATTTCACGCTCCTGATACTAAATAATATAAATTAAAACGTGAATTAGGAGATTCATTTATGACATGGATAATCAATATACTTTGGGAAGTGCTCGCAACATTGATCTACCTTTTTGTACTATTTCCAATGTTCGTAGTACTACAAATATCATTTATGATAGCAGCACTTATTATGTGGCCTATAAGTAAAATAATGATAAAAAAATAGATAAAGAAAATTGGAACGATAATTTTTTATACGGTATAATCTATACATCCTCCATTCTATTAAAGAATCCCCATTCGTGGGGATCTTTTATGATTTTAAAAAGGATGGAAATGATTACAAAAATAAGGATATTAAAATGAAGGAAAATAAAGTAAATGTAGCAACAGTACGTTACACAGATTCACAAAAGAAAGCACTTGATAAACTAATAACCGAAGGTAAGGTAAAGAATGTTGCTTCTGCTATTCAGTACTTGATCAATCTGTATGCTATAAAAGGAGAATAATGTGATTGAAGAAATTGATGTTGGCTTTGTAATTGGTAAGCATGGTTTTATAAATGCTCGATTTGTTGAAGATGTTATTGATGGTGGTGAATTTCTCGCAGTAGATATGTTAGTCGCCGGAAGTGATGAAATCAAAAAGATAGTTATAACTCGTAATTGGTTTGGTGAATGGCGAAATAAAATGCGTTTAGATCTTGGTAATGATTATGATGTGAAATGGTGTGATTTTCATGCGGCAATCAAACGACAAATAGAATTGAATTAAAAATAGTCCGGTAGCGATATTACTTATATCATAACTAAAAACGGGGTATGAAGATTGAAGGGCATGGGTTCGAGGTTTATATCAGTAAATAGAATAATAGTGGGGTAACAGGAAGTTACCCTGAGTAAAAAGGATGTTATAGAATGGAATACACAAAAGAATGGGATTTAGACCAAAGCGAATATATTAATGATATCGCGGGAGAAATGGATGTAACCGAAGGTATAGTACTGCTCATAGCAGATGTCGGGACGGGTAAGAGTTCATACTTTAGTCAACAAGAAAACGTACACTTCATCGCACCGTTGGTAAGTATTGTTTCAAGTATTGAGGGGAAGGATGTCAGTACTTGGAACAGTAAAGCCGCCAGAGTACTCAATTCTCAAGATAAATCAGTATTCAAAACTCAGACATTGGTTATCGATGAGTGTCATGGGTTGTACACTGATATGTCATACAAGGAAAGTGTTATTAATGACATTATGAAAATGATTCCATTGTTCAAAAGTGTTGTTTTAATGAGTGGTACAACGAAGGAAGAATACCTAAATTCGGTTGAGATTGATCGCGTATACCGAGTTAGAAAGGTAGCCAAAGCACGTAAAGAGCTACACCAACACATTGTTTTAAGTGATATGAAAAAGGCTATAGAGCAGAACATATTGCTTTCTAAAGGGGAGCGTAAGGGTATTGCTCTAATAAATGACATTGAGTTGTGCAAACGGATTCAGCGTCAATATGGGGATAAGGCATTAGTAGTTAGCTCTGAAGTGAAAAATGACCCAAAGGTACAGCAATTTTATAAATCAAAGGCAATGACATTCAAGGGTGTGATTGATGGTGAATATGTTGAACATGACTATGATTTAATCTTAGGCACGGATTCAATCCGAGAAGGGTTAAGCATCGAAGACACTTTAGATGAAGTGAATATATTCATCTACCAAAGCCGTGATCCAGACAGTATCGAACAGTTCACTAACCGTTTTCGCAATGTCAGTACTCTCAAGGAAGTTCACTATTTCACCCATGAGCTACCACACATCGATGCAAAGCCATTTGATGCTGAGGCACTGAAACGTGATGCTGAAATGTTCTGTAAGTATGTCAATCACCAATTTGAGAACTTTGAAACAGAAACCTATAGGGACATCTTTCGGCATAACTACGGGAGCGACATTAAAGGATCTGGATTGGTATATGACAAGGCTTTGGAAAAGTATGTAGTAAATCACATTTTTATTGATTGGCAGTACTACAAGCATCGGGAAGTACAATACCGTCATGATATGAATCTTTTCACTCATGTAATGGTACAAGAGTACAATTTCATCTTTGCGATGCCGGATGTGGTTCAGGTCAATAAGGATGATGCGAAGGAACAAAGGGAAGATATAAAGCAAGCGAAAGCTGCGGCTAAGGAAGAGTATGAAGCAGTACTGCTACAGTTAGCTGATGACTTTGAGTCTGGTGATTTTCGTAAAAGTGGTGAATCAGAAGATTACGATGTAGTACGTGAATCTGTGACTAAGCTAATCAGAAATGGCTTACAAAGTCAGGATGTACGTAAGGTGATTGAAGGTGTCATCGCTGATAAAGACTTCATCAAAAAAGTATGGAGCGATAACAACTACATCGATCATGATACGGCAATGCGTAATTTTATCCAGGACTACATCGGTACAAACAATATCACGGGAGAGTTTGATAAACTTACCATAGAACGGCTTGCCAGTGCTGTGGTAGAAAAAGTACTGAAGGATCTGTTCATGCGTGATATGAAGATGATGGCGAATAATGCCATTTGGAAGCAGTATGTAAGTAAAAGTAACTGTACTATCTTGATAAAGAAGGGCAAATCAAAAGAGATACTAAACCGCTACATCCGTATCGGTTCACAACGCCGTCGCAGTGGTGGTGATAAGGTTATGTTCTATTGGGTAGAGGACTACACTCTATCAGGTATCAAACTACAGAAAGCCGTGCCACTTGAGGTTCAGCATGAACCAGTACTATTACCAATATTGAGTATGAAGGCCAAGTTTGCAGCACTAAGAGCGGCTGCTTGATTGTCTTAGTTGATAACTATTCTCATCAATGGGCACACCCCTCTATTAATAGATCTTTAATATAATGATCATAGGGTGTGCCCACTATAATGCTTTCATGTCATTACTTAACAATGCAGTTAATAGAGCCATTAGTGGGCAGAGCATTATGGGGCTTGTGACATGGCTATCGTCTAGCTAGACTGGCCTTCACTTGAGTATGTTATTGAAATAGTTTCTCCCAAAAAATAATCGGTGTTGGGAATGGGAAATCAAGGCCGAACCTGAAGAATATCCATGTACATAGAAATAAGGAAATAAGAAGAACGATTGCTAATAGCGATTTTCCTAAAAGACGAATAGAAATTTTTGAAAGCTGCTCTGATATTTTAAATTTATTATGTATTATGATATTATAATCAGTAATAAAAACATGGCCCGGTTTGTTCTTGGACACTGTACTAATAGTTAGTAATATTATCAATATGAAATATATGGCTCCAAATAAAATAATAGATAAAATACTTAATTCAGGTTTGCTTTGAAATTTTATGGTGATGAGAAGCATTATTATTGCTAACCAACTAATTTGAATTACAGAGAAAAGTAAAAAATTTAGTTTAGCAATAGATGATCTATATCTACTTGATACTAAATGGGTTGAGTAAAGTCTACCGCTAAACATAGGTTCAAGCATTGAGATATGTGTTTCCCAATTTTTCTTCCAGTATTCACCACTTACGGACATAAACTGACAAAGAGATGTAATTACTACGCCAAGAAATGAAACAGCACCAATGGCTATAAGTATAGTACTATCTCTCTTATCTAAATCATCAGGTTTAAGATAAGCTGAGAATAATAATCCACAAATAGTTAGCAAAGCTGCTACTAATGTCCAACAATAGGTGGCTCTCTTCCAGTACAGATCAACTTCGATATTTCTTATTTGATGTGCTTTGTCATATGCTTCCTTCAGTACTGTAACATCACTTTTAGACAAAGTGTTTTTACTGAGTATGCGATTACCAAGTAACGCCGTGAAATAGTTCCGATGAGAATTAACGTAATCTGTTATGAATGGATCTACATCATTATCCAGTACTGGCTGTGTTGGTACTTCTTTTGATTGAGAGTAAAACCTTCTCCACATAACATATTCCCGTATTTTTCTATTTGATATAGCCTAACAAAAGAAAGAATTAGCAGTTTTATTCTGGTTAGTAAAGAATTCTATTGCTTTTCTTATTTCATTTAGATCTTCGTCAATAGTAATAAACATATAATTTAAATTTTCTATATGTTCTGGTGAAATAGATAAAATACAATTAGACAACAATTGATATTCTTTATTACTTAATGATTCTTCGATCAAAAAAATTGATTTCTGTAATTTTTGAATAGACGCCGTAGTAGTAAATAATCTAGTTATTAGTAGATAATAATTACTTTTGTATTCTTCTTTGATATACCAGCCATGTTTTTTTAGTTGGTGAGATAAGATAGTAATTGAATAAAATATGTTTTTTGCTTCGTTGAATGAATCTATGAATTTTTTTGTTTTAGCTATGTTTTTATTAATGAGTTCAATTTTTTCAGGATTTGTTAATTTTTCGTCGCTTATGATAAGATCTAGTCTTTTGAATATATCATGTGAATTTAACAAGGATTCATAAATTTGAATATGATACTCGTGAACTTTAATGTCAAATAATTCTTTTGCAATACCATATGCATCTTGGTAGATCTTATTACCAAACCAGTTCTTAGCGTTATAAGCTACAATAACGGCTGTAACTGCCATCACAACATTAGCACTGGCACTTACCCAATCAGATACATTCCCCCATTCAAGTTTATTCAAATTGAATGAGTTATAAATCACACCTAATGAAAGGATTGAGATAGGTGTTAGCAGTACTACTACGATCCAACGGAAGTATTTCATATGGTATCCATTCGAGGAGTGGGAAAATCATTTTATTTTAATTATAGAAACATCTTTCCTTAGTTTACCGTGATTTTCCACTGCAATATTGTAACTTTCTAAAATTAAATTCATTTCAATTGATTGGATGGCTACATACTTTTCACAATTTTTGTCAGCTTGAATCTGTTCTTCTGCTGTTGTATATTTTTGCTCACCAGTTATTTCTTGAAGTTCTATGAAAAAGTATTTTAGCTTATAAAGTTGTGAGTTTAAATTATCTAAATCTGAAATGTATTTCTCATCAATTTTATAACCAAGATTATCTACCAATTGATAGTTATAGATTATGCATTGGAGTTTTTTTCTAATGTCATCGATTTCATTCAACTGGGCATTAAAATTTTCAGCTTCGCTTTGTGTGTGCAACATTATCTTGGGAAAAAAACTTATCATTTCGAGAAAAATATGATCTGTATCTTGGATTGCCTTTATAAATTCGTCGAAAGCAAATTTTCTTCTAGCTGGCGTCAACCAGTCCTTTGCATGATAAGCTGCATATAAAGCTGCCCCAGCCATCACAACGTTAGCAGTACTACTAACCCAATCCGCAATACTTTTCTCAAATACCAAAGCATCGAGAAAGCAGATCAATATGACACCGAGCGAAAAAGCGATCAGATGTGTTATCCCAATATGTCTCTTTAACTGCCTCCAACTAAAGTACTTTATCATTTTTTACCCAATAGTTTGTCTACATCGATATGATAGCATTTATAGTCAGCCCATGACTCTACACGTATATTAGAAAGATCATCCAGTTCTTGATATTCTAAGGTTTTTTAACGTACAGAATAATTCATCATCACGAAATATTTTATATGTAGCCATAGATTAAGACCTAATGTTTATAATGCTTCAAGTACATTTCAACAAATACATCACGAGGTTCAACCTCATCACCTTTGTTGGCAAAAAGCTGTTTCTTAAATTCATAGATGATTGTGATTTCGTTCTTACTCAGGGGTGAACGCCCGTCATAGTTCACGAATGAGCAGATAGACTCGCTTAGTTCTTTGATATCCATATAGTTACTCTCCATGTAGAAAAATCATGCTATCAGTAGTTTATTAGTTCAGCAATACCGATCGACATTACCTATTGAAGTTACGAGTATTGATAGTTTTTAATAGATAAAAACGATCGTAAATCAATTATCGATCGTTTTTATCAATCATAAGAGTAAGGATGTGATACCATCCAGTACTGTATCGTCTTGAAAAAAGGAAACTATTCGTGATCAAATTGTTTTTCTTCATAGCTTGCATTGCTTTGGCTATCGTTGCTTACAGGAGAGTAGCCAAGCGTCTGAGGTCTAAAGGCTGGGGGAGTTTTTCAGTACTGGTAGTTTCGCTTCCAGTCAGTTTCATGGCCTTCGTGATCTCCATCGGCATTACTCAGACCGTCCTACCAGCCGATGAAACCACTGGCAGTACCACATCGACATCAGCGGGAACAGCAGATACAACGCCCACGACAGGAACGGCAAAGTACAAGAAAGTGACTATAGGGGATGAGAGCCTAACCTATGACACATCAAATCCCTTAGAAGTGAAGTTAGTGAATCAGATTCGGGAAATGTCACCATCATCAGCAGATTTAGGTACCGCAGTATTGGTTTTTACACAGTACGGAGTATCTTTATCTTCGTGGAATAACATCATGGCTACTTCCTCATGTATCCGTGATGCCAAGTATGAAGAACAGTTAATAAAACCGCTGTATGACTCAATGACACAAGGTTATGGTCAGGAGTACCGACAATCTCGTAGTAGTAATTTTCCCAAGATATGGGATCATCCGAATTGGAGAACCATGTACTACGAGCAGTACGCAATTCCTAAAACTAAAATTGCCAATAGGATTATTTCGTGTTCTTGGGGGGAGGCTCAACAATTGCCAGAGCATGTAGTACGCCCTAAGCCAGAACTGTACAACGAGAATCCAAATATTATAACTAACAAGTATCACCCATTTTTTCATAATCAAGGCGGTTATTGATTTTAGCGGTAAGTGTCAACACTAGGGAATATCACTACCACTAGATAATAAGGATGATGATAATGAAAAAGACGTTACTTGCAGCATTACTATTAACAATCACTACGGCATCATACGCTAATGATGATTTCGTTAAAGCACTGGATGATCAGTTATCAGCCTGTACTAACAAAGCTGAAAATACGTTAGCCACAAATGACTGTTTCAACGCTGGCCTTAAAGCATGGGACACGGAGTTGAACAAGCAGTATAAGCTATTGCTGGCAGATCAATCTGATGAGTTCAAGAACAGTTTGAAGAAGTCACAAGTGGCGTGGATTAAGTACCGTGATTCATATGTCGAGGCTATGCAATCGTTCTATAGACAGCAAGATGGCACGATATGGGGAACCATCATGTCAGATGCTAAGTTACGAGTGACACGCGATAAGGCCATTGAACTATACAAGTTACGTACCAGTACTAACTTGGAAGGGTAAGAGGAAAAGTACTGGAATTGTATGGTTCCAGTACTTTCTATAACTATATTCAAATCAACTAAAATTCCTCATATGTGTCTCGGTGATGATCTATTAAATCAAAATCAATGTGATCATCATAAACGGTAAAATTAATAGTTACTTCATAATCATCTTCTGTATTCATATCTCTGCATCCATGAAAAACGTAGTAATCCAGAGTGTAAGTTAAAGAATAAGTATTAGCATGATGATGAGAAACGTGCCCTAGTTGAATATAATCTCCAGCCTCTGCTCTATCATCAATGAAGCTAACATCTATTTTTAGAATGGAATGTAAACTATCGTCGGATATATTCCGACATAAGAAATCATATAAATCCGATTCCGCATTACGTCCATGTCCATCTATGATTATTGACCTATTATACCTTTCCATTATCTCTTCACCTTTTTTGAAAATTAATATCCGTTAGTTCATAACTATCATATTTCATACTAATATCTCTTATTTTTATACTCCTCATGCTGTTTGTTTTTATTTCTACAAGGGTGTTGTTTAATTTTTCAATATCTTTAAATGAGGCTTTCATACCAATAAACACTTTAGATACTTGTTTAATTGGAAATTTATACACTCCATCTGGCTTTGGCTTTATTACTCTTACTTCCTCTTCATATGACCAACTTTTAGCTTTTGTTAGACAAGCTGCAAATCCAGAATTATCTGCATTAGTTAATCCTTCCTCATTAAAACTCATTGGTCTAATGTCTGAGTAAGTAACATCAATAGGGATTAGAAATTCGGAATTGGTTAATTTTTTCTCGATATCATTAACTAATTCATTATCACTAGTATCGAATACAAATTCGATGACAAAGCCCCTGTGATTGTCAGCATAATGTGCCCACATTGGTAGTATAAATGGCGATTTACTAAAGCAACATATCGATATATCATTGAGGAACTCATCTCTGAACTCTTTAGACCTGAAATATCTCATTGTGTCATTTTGTGATTTATAACTTGTTTTAACAATATTCTTTTTATGAGGGTTTTTATTTTTTAAACGTTTTGCTAATTTATGATAACCATCACGACTTACCTGTGGGTTATAGTCATATGGATCATTAAATTTAATAGGATTACTAAATTTCAATGTACTATTACCTAAAATAAGAAAAGCATCTGATGCATTAACATATTTGTAAAAATAAAATCTATCTGACATTAAGAATACCTTATAAAAAGGAAGGAACTAACTGTTATTACTAACTTAAGAGATTGGTTGATTCCGCACCCTAGCCTACTTCTATCGTTCTGCTCATCTTAGGATGAATTGGTTAGCGGCATATTAATTGATTGCATTTATTATTCGTTCCATATTTGACTTTAACTCTAAAATAGCTGTACTGTCAATAAGCAGTCCAGTACTTACTACATCTAATGAGGGTATTATGAAATTTATTGAAGTACACCAAGATGGCTATTCTTATTCCATTAATCTTAATTCCATTGTATATATATCAATGGAACGCGAAAAAGCTAAAATATTTTTAAATCCAAGTAAAGGACTGGGGCAGATCAACACAGATGAATCTTATGATGACATCATTTCATTGATTGAAGACAACACCAGTAACTAGTATCTAGAACATTATCCTCGTGATTGATCATGGGGATTTTGAATCCCTTATCGCGTTGCAGTACTTCCTGATGATTCCTCATTCTTGTAATTAAAACCCCGTACAATGCGATTCAGGAGTTTTAAAAGGTACTCCTGAGCTATATCCCCTTGCGTAGTTTCGGCACCGCATGTTCTTTCACGTATGTATGGTTTTTGAACAATCCCGCCACGATACCCCTCAATATTTGATAACTATTCTCATTAATGGGCACACCCCTCTATTAATATATCTTTAATATAATGATCATAGGGTGTGCCCACTATAATGTTTTCATGTCATTACTTAATAATGCAGTTAATAGAAGAAGATAAATAACTGAGAACACGCCAAGGAACGCCACAGGAGAAACACATATGGCACTCAGTTATCGATCAATTGCCAAACAGTACGGCTACGATGAGTCTACCGTTCGTCAATCATGGGCAAAGAAGGGAATGCCCGATCCCAAATCCAGTACTGAGCAGGAGGTACGGCAGTGGATAGTAGAAAACATATTACAACCCCTACGCGATACGGATACGCAGGAACAGATACAACGTGAAAGACTCCGCAAGTTAACCGCAGAAGCAGAAGCGGCTGAAATATCAGTATGTCAATGTATGGATGAACTTATCGAAATCACCGCAGTACAGAATGAATTATCAGCATATTTAAAACGTATACGTGATCATCTCAGGACTATCCCAAATAAAGCCTATTTGGAATTATTTGAACAAGAAAAAGCAATAGATATTAAAAGAGTACTTCAATCACGGATTGATGAAGTACTGAATGAATGCGGTAGGTTCAATTATGAATTACCGCAAGAGGAAAACAGCAAGGAAGATGAACAACCACAGCAACAAGATAAAGAGGATAATTAATCAATCCCGCAATAGTATTTTACCCCCTCAAAAATTACTACCGAGTGAATTCGCCGAAACGCATTTAATACTTCCAGATGGTGCCAGTGCTGGACAAAAGATCCGACTATATTCCTTTCAACGGGAAATGTTAGATATCATTGATGACCCTCAGTATCGGAAAGTCGTATATAAGACCAGTGCTCAAATAGCCAAGACAACCATACTTAATTCTGCATTATTCTACTGGATGTATACCGATTCAAGTAATATTGGTATTGCACAAGCGACAGGAAATGAGTTAAAGCAATGGAAAGCAGGAAAGATCGACAAGACTATTGAACAGGTTTCAGTACTCAATAATCTAATAACCGATAAAAATGATAAACGGTACGCTAACAATGCAAGCCAGATACAATTACGCGATGGCAATTTTCTTTACTTTATGTCTCTTGGAAGTCCTAATCACCTGAGAGGAAAAACACTTAAACGGATAATTCTTGATGAAGTATCAGCAGTAGACCTTAATGACCCCGAAGGTAATCCGATTAGATTAGCAGAACAACGTATTACCGATTTTGGAGCAGAAGGTAAAGTACTTATATCCAGTACTCCAACATTCTCTGGTGACGCCATTGATATCGAGTTTCAGAACTCAGATCAAAGGCATTATCATGTCAAATGCATTCATTGCCAACATGAGTATGAATTACTTTTCGAAAATATTCATTTTGAATGGGAACAAATAGGCAACAGAAAACTACCTGATCCCAAGACTGCAAAATTACATTGCCCTGATTGCCATGAACCAATCACAGAAGCACAACGTGTCAGAATGGTTTCTAAAGGCTTCTGGGTCAGACATAGACCAGAAATTACCGATACAGCAGGATTCTATATAAATCGTCTGTATAGCCCTAACAGTACTATCCAAGATATCATCTCAGAATTCCGGTTGGCATGGTACGAATATAATAACCAGTCATTCTATAACACAGTACTCGGACTACATTACTCTGAATTACAGCAAGATCTTGAAATTATCAAACTTGAAAACCTACGAGATGATTCATTTGATATTGAAAACATACCCGATGAAGTACTTGCAATAACAATCGGCTGTGATCAACAGCAAGACAGATTAGAAGCTACTGTCCTCGGATTTAATGATAAGGAACTATTCGTACTCGGACATAAGATATTTTACGGCATAAACTGTGAGGTGAAAGGCGATACTGCTTATGATCAGTTATTGGCATTCGTGAAATCAAATTTTCGTACAGTATCAGGACGAAAGGTAAAAGTACTTAAAGCATTCATTGACTCAGGCAATGGGCGAGCAACAAATACCGTACATGCCTTTTGCCAACGAGATCCAGTACTTGAACCGATCAAAGGATCGGGCAGTCGTATAATCCCCATGTTTCAACAATCAACCAGTAAAGGCCAGACATTCTTTAATCTTAACGTTCATGAACTTAAGACATGGATTCGTTCACTCGTAATCAATGCCGTATCTGAAAACCCCGATGATGCACCGCTGAAAGTACTGTTCAGTCATGATCTGCCTGATGATTACTTTGAACAAATTATAAGCGAAGAATTGAAACGTAAGGGCGATGGATATTCATGGAATCTCAAGAAGGGACATAAGCGGAATGAAACACTTGATTGTCTTGGGTATTCACTTGCATGTATGAAGTACTCACTCAGTAAATTAACCGGACATCCATTTAAAGAATTACGTCAATATGCGAGTAAACAAGAAATGAAAACTATAAATACTACAGAAATCAATACAACAACGCAGGTACAACCAGCTACGCCACTAAAACAAAAAACACAAACACGGCGTAATTCAACAGGGAGATCATGGTTTGGATAGAAAATATAAAATTTATAAAGGTGAGCCATTCACCGTCAAGATGGTTGCTAACAGCACTATCAGAGGAAAACCTTTCAATATAGATTACACTGCTGATGATGAACATGAAGCAGCATTTCAAACTGATGAATGGAGTGATAATCAAGTTTTAGTACTTTCAGATGTAACAGGAAAAATAATCGAAATATATAATGTCAGCGTAATAGATCCATTTTCAAGTACTGACCAATTAACCCATCTTAGAGAACTGCTTAACGATATTGAGGCAGTCATTGACGCTCGCATAAAAAATGATAATTCACAACTTACTATCAACAATAAAACATTGATCCGTGAATCGTTGGAAGTACTTCTAAGATTGAAAGGTGATACAACTGAAAAGATAAATAAGTTGAAGAAGAAGGTTAAGAGTACAGGCACTGAGCCATTCTTTAAATCTACTATTCACTTTAGGTTTAAATAAACAGGAACGCACATAATACAGGAGGACACAAGGAATGTGGCCTTTTCAAAACAAAAATAATAATACGCCACCACAGACAGAGCCACATCAACCAAAAGCAAAACGAACTCGTTCATTAACCCCAAATAGATTAATTCAGGAGATTAATAATTCTCGCACATTTGGCGATTCGATTGTGGGCATCAGTAGTGATCGCCTGTCTTCAATGGGCGGGGCATATGGTAACTGGAGCGTCAATCAAGTACTGAGACAATCCTTACCAAGTTTACGATCAGCATGTCGCCACCTTTCAGTACAAAACCCGTTTGCAAAACGTTACGTCAGCCTATCAAGCAATCTTGTCGTAGGTGCTGATGGGATCACCGTCAGGCCAAGATCTCTTAGCCATGATGGAACAACAAATCAGGAGCTATCCGAACGTTTAGAAAAAGCATTTTATGACTGGTCAGAGAATGCGAGTGAGTTTTCTTTTGATGGATCTTTATCCATCGATTTGTTCCAGCAACTTGTGGAGCGTACAAGGGCAATTGATGGTGAATGCTTCATACGGATTCACCGAGATAGGCAATCAGTGAAGTTTAGTATCATTGATTCAGCAAGAATACCCAGTACTAAAAATGAACTATTACAACATGGTCATTTTATCAGCAATGGCATTGAATATGATCAAGACGGTCGGGTACAGGCCTATCATATTGCTGATGTTCATCCATTGAACTACTCACTACAGGTAGCCTCATGTAAGCGTGTAGCAGCCGATGAGATAATCCACTACTTCATTCCTGAGTTCCCCAATCAGCAGAGGGGCATTCCCGATCTATGTCCGTCATTGAAAGCACTACAGGATTATAACAGCTATATCGAAGCCACACTGATTGGCAAACGCATCAGTAGTTCGGCGATGGCTTTCATTAAAAATGATAGTGACAGTGGGTTACTTGATGAAGATGAAGAACAGCAACGGGAATACTTTGAGTACTTAGAACCTGGCAGCATTAAAGAACTTGGTCGTGGGCAGTCAATCGAAACTATCAACCCAACAGCAGGAGTGGATAAGATCAGTGAATTCTCTGAAATTATCATGCAAACCATTGTGACAGGGTTAAGTACTACAAAACAAAATCTCACTGGTGATACTGCTAATGCTTCATTCTCGGCGGCGAAAATGTCAGATCGAATACAACGCGATGGAATGAAAACCCGTAGTAATCTCATGATATCGAAAGTACTAAAAACTATCTATCAGGAATGGTTGAAGGTATTCATGATAAACACACTTAAAAATTTATCGTTTAGTGATTTTGATAATATCAAGAATGCAGAATATATCTTACCGAAACAAATATCCCTTGATCCAAATAAAGATGCTCAATATGAAAAAATACTTGTTGATATGGGTGTTAAGTCAAAATCCCAAGTTATTCGTGATTTAGGACAAGATCCAATTCGTGTATTTGAAGAAATCAATTCAGAGAGGGAAAAGATAAATAAAGAAGAGAATATAACAGTACAAGGAAGTACAACAGATGGAATTAAACAAGAAGAATCAAACGAGGGAGATAAACCTATCGAGTGATGATATTTCTGATAGAACGGTAATGCTTAGTTTTAGTTCTGAAACTCCGGTTGAACGTGAAATTAATGGACAGATATACAATGAGATTCTTTTGCATGGAATGCAGAATGTAGATCTGCGTCGATTACAAAACGATGCCGCTTTACTATTCAATCATGACTTTGATTCACTTATTGGTGTGGTTGAATCTGTCAGTATTGATGTGGACAAAGTAGGTCGTGCATTAGTTCGTTTTTCCGAATATGGATTAGGACAGGAAAAATATAATCAAGTACAGGAAGGAATACTTAATAAAGTTTCAGTAGGTTATGAAATCAATGACTATGAATTTAGAGGTAATGACTTATTAATAACTCGCTGGACTCCCTATGAGGTTTCATTAGTCAGTGTTCCGGCAGACGATAACGTCGGTGTTGGGCGTAGTATTGAATCAGATGATGACGTACTCGAATACATTAAGAATAACCCTGAAATACTAAAGAAATTTCAGGATCACGAAGACGAATCAACAAACGAGTCGGTTACTGACAATGATGTTAGTACTGAACCAGAACAAGAAACCAGTACTGAATCCGAAGAAATAAATAAAGAAGAAACACGTATCCATGAAATTATTTCAGTGGGGAAAGTGTTCGGAATTGAACAAAGGATTGTTCAAGAAGCAATAAATAATAAAAAGAGCGTTGAGGAATTCAAACGCCAGATGACATTCAAGGAAGAAATACAAATGGAAAACTTTTCCCTACAAAATACAATTCGTTCATTAATTACTGGTGAACGTGCCGCAGGCGAATATAACAATCATGGCGTTGTTTTACCTGTGTCTGCTCTACAACGTACCAGTACATCACCATCAAGCGGTGGTACGCTAATTCAAAATACTATCCAGTATGATTCATTCATTGATGTTGTACGTCAAAATAGCGTATTGAAAAACTTCCCTGTGAAGATTTTTAGCGGATTAGAAGGTGATGGTAATCTTGAGTTGCCAATGCTCTATGATGATTTTACGGCTGGTTCTGGTTTTGTTGATGAAGATACCGCAGCAGTTGATTCAAACGCACAATTCCAAAATATTGTTTTAACTCCCCGTACTTTTACTACTGGAGTTTATCTTACCCGATTACTACAGAAGAGTACCGTAGCAGCAGAGCGTTACTTAACTGAGACAATTATTTCTGGAAGTGCTGAAAAGATAGAACGTGCTGTATTTAATAAAATCATGGTCAATGCTTTTAAGGAAAATATCAAAGTTGCAGACCTAACCTATGAGCGTATTACAAAATTAATCGGTGATATTGGTGATATGAAAGTATCCTCGGATAAATTGTCTATCGTTATGTCTCCAAGCCTAAAGGCAAAATTAAAAACTGTTAATATCACACCAGAACAATTCTTAATTGACCGTGATAATCGGATGTTGGGTATTCCCGTTTACGAATATGTTTTTGCAGCAGCAGATCGTGATCAATTTATTATTGGTGATTTTAGTCAGGTAGTACTTGCCGAATGGTCACAATTAGCAATTGACCGTGATGATACGACAAGCCGTGCAAAAGGTGGGGTTCATCTTCGCGTATTTGCTGACGTAGATTTCAATATTACACGCCCTGAATACTTCACTGCTGTAAAAGTCACTACGGCCTAATATGTCTGGGGCATTTAATCAAAATGATGCCCTAATATTACTGAATACGTTTGGTGAAGATTTAGTACTGAATGGTAAAAAAATAAAAATAATCCATGAACAGGAAGAAGTCGTTTTTGAAGCTACAATAGTACAACAAAACTACTTCACGACACTAAGAGATTCAGTAAAGGTAGGGCAGCATTTTCACATTAACAACACTGAGTATATCATTGAGAATATTCAGGATGACTTATCAGGACTGGTTAATGTGTACTACCGGAAAGCAACAGGAACGAAATTATGATGATGTATCAAATACAAAAAACAATCACATCATTATTATTGTCTGAGAAGAATATAGTACTTAACAATCCATTCAAAAGACAACTACAGGATGGACAGCAATACACCTTGTTTATTGGTGATATGATTGAAACTTACACGCCTGTAAAAATGGGTAATAACATTCAGGCAGAGTTGAATATTGATATCGTCATTGTGGGTACTGATGAAGCATTGAATAACAGTGCTCTTATTGATGTACTTTCATTTATGAATTCACAACAGTTAAAAATAGCATTGGTTAATGAAAAGGTAAACGTATCAAGCATAACCCATGAATCGACAGAGCGAGTCATATCAGATGACAGTACTGAACTGTATGAATCCAAACGATGCGTATTTAAATTGGTCTATATATATTCACAATCCAAAATAAATAATAATAATGATGAACAAACAGGTGAGTAACGGATTACTCACTATTAATAAAAGGATTTAAAAATGACAATGGATATTTTCGCTGGTGCGAATATTAAAGTTGAATTAGGTACGGCAGGAAGCACGGTATCAAGTACTTTTGAGGTAATTCCAGAGATAGCAGTTTTTCCAACAAGTGGTTCAGAGAGCACGGTGATTACGGTAAAGTCGTTTAATTCAACATACGACAGAAAGCTTTTAGGAACTCGCCAAGTTCCAGATATTACGCTGAGTGTTAACTGGATTTTTGATAATGCAGTACACTTGAAACTCCTACAGGCAAGTGAGAATCAAACCCGTGTACAAGTACGTATTACCTACTATGTAAATGCAACCAATACTACTGGGTATTCAGTCGTGTACAACGGATTCATTTCAAAAGATAACGTTACGGGTGATAAAGACCAAGCCGTTGTTCGTGAATTCACTCTTGCAGTAGATGGTAAAGCAGTAGAATCAAAAGTACTAACAGGTGAGTAATATGAATTTTCAGGAACTCATCAAAGTACTTGGTATCAAGAATCATAAATTTGAAATTGAAGGTATTGAACTATACATTCGTCTACCAACAGTACTTGAATATGCACTGTGCGATACTCATAGTAAAACCATTATGAATTGTGTCGTTGATGTTGATGGTAATAAAATCTTCAGCAGTGAAGAGGAAGTAAATCAACTGGATTTCCAGTACTACACTAAAATCTACCAGAGGATTAATGAACTACTGATTGAAGCAATGTCAGATATGGAAAAAAAGTAAAAGGCGATCCTGTCTTACACTATGCATTAAAACAAATAAACAAAAAGGGCATGGGATATGAGGAAATCATGTCCATGCCCTTTTTACTTTATCAGTACTTAATGGTTCTCGATGCATTAATTGAACCATCGGGCGGTTATATTGATCAATTACGACATGGACAAGTATTATCTGCTATATACATGGCAAGTGGGCATGTCGGTAAGAATGACTATGATAAATTCACGCCTTTAGCTCTTGCTGATATAAATGGTTTGATTTCAGGGAAGACACAGGAAGAACTAATACAGGATCGCAAAAAAGAAAATCATAATAAAATAATGTCATTGTTTGACATTAAGGAAAATAGCGATGGCAAACAATAATCAATCCATGAGCTTTACTATTACGGGTAACTCTCAGGGGCTTGTTAATGCGTTAAATCAGGGTGGAAATGCGTTTCAACAATTTGGCAATAATGCCGGAGGTATCTTAGGCCAGTTATCGGGCAATTTTACGTCAATGACCAGCGGTGTTATGGGCTTATCTGGCGGTCTCGTTGGGTTCGCGGGAGCGGCTGGTTTAGTCGTTGGCGGCTTAGCAACATTGATATCAGGAAGTGCCGACTATGCCAATCAACTGAATGAGATATCACGCAATTCAGGCTTAACGGTCGAAGATCTGCAACGTCTACGTACTCTGTTTCAGGGGCTTGGCCTTGATGTTGAGAAGTTTGGTGATTTGAACCGTGATGTACTCGACCACTTAGGGGATGCGTTCAGGGATGGTTCAGGGCCAGCAGAAGATATGAAAGCCTACGGACTAAAACTGAATGAATTTAATCAGTACCTGAACAAGCAGAATGGCGGGATTGAAGCGTTAACCCACACCTACTACAAACTCCGGGATGCGGGTAAATCAACCGCAGAAATCACAAACATGCTTGAAACATTGGGTTCTGATGGTTCCAAACTGGTTGATGTGTTGAAGCAGTATAGCAACCAGCAGGACTTCCTTAATACACTACAGAAGCAGCATGTTGGCCTGACAAACGATAACGCCCGTGCATACCGTGACTACGAGAAAAACGTACTGGCATTGAGTGAATCATTCAGTACATGGAAGGCCAATGCATTGGCACCGACTGTTATTGAGATCACTAAACTATTCGATCTTTTGAACAAGGACTGGACGGGTTCAGATTTCAACGAAATGTTACGTCAGTTTTGGTATGGCGGCGATACCGCTATTGCTAAGTTATTCCGAAAATTAGACGGTGTTCAGGAAGTGGGTTACTCGATTGATGTGACAACCCGATTAGATAATCAGGCTAAGGACTTACTCGATTTCGTTAATAGCAATACTAAAAAGTCAGAAGTCACCCCAACGGGTGGATGGGTTAATCAGGAACAGGAACGGGCAAAGGCAGAAGCCGCAGCCAAGAAAGCCGCAGCAGAGGCAGAACGCCTTAAGCAGAAGCAGTTACAGGCACAACGGGAAATACAGAATCAAATGTCACAGATTGGCATCAGCGATTCAGCCGTTCGTATCCAGCGTTTCAATTATCAGTACGACGAAATGGAGCGTAAGTTAAAAGAGAACGCCAAAGTAACAGGGCTAACCGAACAGGAAACGACTGAATTATTGACCAAGCAGTATGCGGCACGTAGTCAGGCATACAAGCAGATGGTTGATGAAATGCTCAAGGAAACCGATCCAGAGAAGCTACAGAAAAATCTGGCTGCCATTGGGGATAATCTCAGTACTGAACAGCGTTCAGATCTCTTAAAGAATATGAATAAGAATGCTGGTATTGATCGGGATGATAGCAACCCCTTTGATACTCGTGGCTTGGGGCTTGATTTAGATGCATTACAGGAACAGCACAATAACGAGCTAATACTTAATAATCAGTTACTGGCAAATAAGACATTAAGCCTTGAACAGTACCTTGAGCGTAAGAAACAGCTTGAGGACAAATATAATCAAGACAGTATGAACCTTATGGTTAATCAGACCAACGCTCAACTTTCCATGATGGGAGGAATGGCAAACTCATTAGGCACGATTCTCTCAGGTGCCTTTGGTAAACAGTCTGGTGCTGCGAAAGCGGCCTTTGCTGTCAGTAAGGGATTAGCGATAGCAGAATCGATGATAGCGATACAGCAGTCAGTAGCAAAGGCGATGGCTCTAGGCTGGCCTATGGGGATTGCAGCAGGTGCTCAGGCATTGGCACAAGGTGCAAGTATTATCAGTACTATCAAAGGCACTACGGTAGGTCAGGCACATGATGGTATTGACAATGTACCCAATACGGGAACATGGAACCTTGAAAAAGGGGAACGTGTTGTTGGTACGGCTTTGAACCAAGACTTATCACGATTCCTGAAGTCTTCGGATGATAATAGCAGTACTGGAAATATTGAAATTAACGCACCGTTGATTGTTCAAGGTTCCGGTCAGCTTACCGATGTTGAATTCAATCGGATGTTACAGAAACACCGTGACTCGTTGGTACAGGCAGTACGCCAATCGCAGCAACGAAACTCTTGGTAGTTGAGAATTATTCTCATTAATGGGCACACCCCCCTATTAATAGATCTTTAATATAATGATCATAGGGTGTGCCCACTAATCATACTTAACATGCAGTAATAGGGCTGTGGGGGCAGTGCCTTCCAGTAAAGCAGGCAGTACTGGCACCGCAACCATACTAGTACTGTTTAGGTTATAGAGCGGGTATCTTTGAATTCTTACTGCGTATTAAAGAAAATACACCAGACGATTGGTAATAAACGTTGAGAAATTCTTTCTCCATAAGAGATATTTCATCAAGGGATGTTATTAACTCACTTGCTGACTTATTTTCTAAGTTAGTTGCCATACGTTTAAATCTTCGGATAGCATTGTAATATTGTACTAAAGCAGCATTTTCAGAAGATTCAAGAATGCTCAACTTATCTAAATAAGCATTATATATGTCATTGCTTATATAGTTTGAAAGAGTGATCAGATTCTTGGATTTATTAACAGGATCTTCAGGGAGTTCAGCACAAAACAATAAATTATCTAGTGCGTCATCTCGTCTTCCCGAAGTGGTTAATGTTAGAAGATTGAATTTAATTTCTGATGCAAGCATTAATCGTATGTTACTTTTAGTGCTTTCTTCATTTTCTCTTGCCTTTTTAGAGTCAAAAGCTATTGTGGAAGTGAAAATAATCAAAGGTATTACGATTGAAACTATTTGCCAGTTAACTTTTTTAAAATATCTTTTGAAAATGAACCAATAAACATATGCTTTTAATTTTAGGCTGCTACTCATGTGTAAGTCCTGTCTTTACATAAATTTCACAAAGGTAGGTAGCACTGAATCCATCCAACTACACACCACACACCGAATCCAGCACTACCCTCATAAATACTACATGATAATAATAACAATAAGGAAGTTATATTATGGACAATTTTTTAATCAGTAGTTTTGTACTGTCTGATAATCAACCCATGTATAAAAATCAGGCCAATTCAGGCCGTTTGATTCAACGTTCAACGGGAATTCAGTACTTTGATATTAGTTTTCAGGTAAGTTTAAATATTGAAGATAGATTGAAATTTCAACAATGGATCACAGAGCATAGTCAGGGGAAATCGTTTGAAATGTCTCTTGGATGGTATTCAATGTATAACGGCATCCAGAAAGACACAGTAACAGTACTGAACGCCGCTAATAAGAATTCGTATAAAATAAGCTGCGATTCCGATCTTGAAGTCGGTACGTTGATTCAGTTCTCAGGCCATAAGAAGATTTACCGAATCATTGCTAATGATGGTGAACATCTATCGATATTCCCCAGCCTACGGCAATCAGTACAGGAAAATGAAACAATCAAATACAACGATATTAAAGGTACTTTCATTCTGAATGTCGATAAGAACCAATACCAGTACAAATCGGAAAAGATATTACAACAAATTTTTACAGCAGTAGAGGACATTACAGCATGATAATCGATGAATCACTACTCACCAACACGGATTTATTGGAGTACTGGAATCTTACCAGAGGACATAACAAAACACGTCTTACAGAACAAGAAATTTACTCAATGGGGATCATTGTTAAATGTGTTGATGTTATACCTGTTTACAGTCCCGCATTTTTCCTAACTGATGCCTATGTAGATATTGAAGCTCATGGTGTGACATATATCGCCAGCCCTGATTTCCTTGATTCGAGTTTCAGTACTGTAACTGAGAAGAAAGATATCAATAATAATGGTACGTCTTTCAAGGTATCGAATGTACAGCAATCATACCTTTCAATGGCTTTAAACGGCACACTGAACAATGCAAAGGTTCACATATATATGACCATTCTTAACCCTGCCAATGGCCTTGTCATGTCTCACATACGTTATTTTACGGGTTATATCGATGGTTTCAATACTGATATTAATCCACTTGAGGGTAAGAATGAGTTAACTATCAATATTAACAGTACATGGAAGAAGTTAGATCAAACACAGCGAGTACTATCCAGTACTTCAGTACATCAATCAGTTCATAAAGGGGATAAGTTCTTTGATCTTATTGGTGTTATACAAAGTAGTCAGATATGGAAATCCTAAAATATATTTAAAGTCTACTAAATCAAGAGTTAATCTACGGAATTAATGATTGTCATATACTTGCACTCACGATAATTGATATTCAATTAGGAACATCGTATAGGGATATCTATCATGGAAAGTATCATGATCCTAAATCTGGATGGATATATTCAAGAACCACGCTATATCCAACATTACGCGATCTACTAAATACTGTAGGAACTAAACACTCTATTCCAAGTAATGGATGCATATTACTTAAAGGTAATCATGCCAGTACTTATTGGAATGGGCGGGTTTTAGTACTCAATAACAACAAATACGAATTAGCACATTTCTGTTCATTGGATGAATGGGAGATTTATTATATAGGGAAATAAAGTATGGCAGTAGCAGCAGCAGTAGGTGCGATCATTGCTGGGCTTTCAGCAGCCGGAGCAGCCTACGCAGCATCATTAACAATGGGATGGATTATAGCGGCAGGGGTTGCCGCAGCCGCAGCCTCTTATCTTGCCTCTTCAATGATGATGAAAGTTGGAGACTTAGGGAATACGCAATACTCCAGCACATCTAGTCAATCATCGCGTTCAACATCGCCAAGTACGGGGATTCCGATTGTATATGGCGGAGAACATGATGCATTGATTAAGACTGGTTCAATTATCGCGTGGCAGAATGTTCAAAATGAACAGAGTAATTATCTATGTACGGTTCACTGTATCAGTATTGGTGAGGTCGATAATTTCATCAATCAATTATATTTCGACAATGTGGCAGTACTTGGAACACCGATTACACAGGAAGGGATTATACCTTCTGCTTACATCAAAGATCGGTTTAGGCCATATCTACAGTTGGAAGTACGCTTTGGAAAAGACTCATATGATGATTCAATGTCACTTGCAAAACAGTACGGCAGTGATCGTTGGACTGATGAAATGCGAGGTGATGGCCTTGTTACTATCACTTCTGTTATTCGCAAGACACAAGATAGCCAAATTGACGGCATATTAGTAAATTATAATTATGCTCTTGCCGTTGAGATGCGTGGTCGTAAGATTAATGATGTTCTGACTAATACGATTAAAACATCTTCAAATCCTGTCTCAATCCTCACCGATTATATTACGGATAATTATTTTGGCTTAGGAATTGATCCCGCAGACATTGATACAGACAGTTTCCGCATTGCAGCACAGTACTGTGAGAATAATCAACTAAGGTGTAATGGTACTATCAGTTATGATAAATCATTTAAGCGTAATATAGAGTCGATCTTACAAACATTCGGTGGAGTACTTTATCAGTCTGGAAGTAAATTTAAGATTGCACTGGATATTGCCGATCTGTCTGTAGCATCTTTCAGTGAAGATAATATCATTGGTTCAGTACAGTTAAATTCAGGAAGTCAAAATGATTATTACAATTGTATTGATGCATCCTACACCAATCCAAAGAATGACTATGCCAACGACGTTATCCGTTTTCCAAGTGATATTATGGAATCGGGTATTCTTGTCAAAGATGGAACTATCAAAAAGAAAGATGAGGACTACCTATTAGTACAGGATAAAGGACAATTGGCTAAATTGGTCAATCCAGAGATTTTAAAATCAAAATATGTTAACAGTACTATCCAGTTTAATACTTATGATGCACTGAATGTTTCGGTGTGGGATGTTATCACTATCACCTATGATGAGTTAGGTTATCTTGAGAAGAAGTTTCGTGTAGTGAGTAAAACACTCCCATTCTCCGCAGAACAAATCGGTTTATGCCAATTATCATGTGTTGAATACTATGATGAAATATATGAAGGTACTGATACAGGTATATTCCCACAGGATGGTTTTAAAACGAATCTACCTGATGCAAGCACAGTAATCGCTCCAAGAAGTATCCAAGTAGTTAAAAAAGGTGCGTCAAGTACTGGCAATATTGTTACTGTTACATGGGATCATAGTACTGATGCTAATCTTGCTGGATACTATGTTAAGTATCGTGAAAGTACTTCAACTACATGGCTTGATATTGGTTCAGTCAATAGATATACATCATCATTTGAAATATCATTACCAACATCTGATGCTTATCAGTTTTCAGTACAGGCATATAACAATCTGGGCTATGTTTCAGCGTTAATTAGTACTGGAAATGTTAAACCATATTATTATTTTACCTTACCTTCGATCACTGGTTTGAAATTGATAAACAGTACTACCAGTACGTTGATTACAGATGCACAAGACTTTCGCTTTCAATGGGATGAACAAAATAGTCTGATCGTAAATGGTAAGAAATTCAGTGACTACTTTAGATACTATGAAGTCAGATTATATGATGGCAGTACCTATATTAAATCATTTAGTACTACATCTAATAGTTTTGATTTAACTCGTGATTTGAATCCCGTAGGTCGTAAATTAGAAATTGGTATTATTGCACATGGCTTTAACTCTGGTACGTATTCACAGGAGATTAAGTTAACCGTTGAGAATAAACAACATGCCATGCCCTCTACCGTAGTGGTAAAAGGTGGTTTTGGAAGTGTGTATGTTTCATGGACTAAATCAAATGAAAAGGATTATGCAGGAACGCAGATTGTTATTACTGACAGTGTTGGAAACAGTACTATAACCAATACAACAGAAAATGAATTCACAAGTATTAATCTCGATGATGGTATATATAAAATCCGAGTGGGTCATTATGACGTATTTGGCACTGATAACATCATTTTCAGTACTGAACAAAATATCAGTATCAAAAGTGAATATCAATTCTCACAAGATGATATTGATAATATTCAGGATTTATTAGATCTCAGTGGTGAGCTATCTACAGTACTTGATGATGCTAAAGGATATGCGGATGAGCAGATGGCTAATGCTATCCAAACGGCAAATACCAATACTACAACTAAGATCGCACAGACTAAGAGTGAGATAATCACCGATACGGGTAATAAAATATCGGTGAGTGAAAAAAAGTTAACAACAGCATATACAAATGCAGATAGTGCGTTAAATCAGAAAATCACCACACTTGAAACATCAACTAATAATAAAATATCAGATACAAGCAGTAAAATCACAATATTAGAAAAGACAGTAAGTGATGGTGATAAGGCTAACAGTACGCTAATTACTAATCTAGATACTAAGTTCACAGGTCAGATTAATACGGCAAACAGTAATATAACTAATCTCAATAACACAATTGTTACACAAAACACCGCTAATGCTACGCAATTTAATCAAATACGTAGTGAATTAAATGGAAACTTATTCATAAATCCAAATGCAGATACAACACTACTTAATGGTTTTGATCATAATTCAGTTATTGTTGTTGATCCTAATCCACCATATGCTCCGACTACTAATGTATATAGGGTTTCTGGTCGCGATGCCATTGGTACAAAAGCCATCCCTGTTACGGGTGGAGATATTTTTAATCTCAGTATGTTTACAGCTACAGATAGTCAAAACGTAGCACCAGTAGGTATTGGGTTATATGTCTACAATAAGACTGGAGGCATTGTTGGTTTTTATTATGGCGTCAGAAGAGCAGCAAGTGATCAATGGGTTAAAATTGAAGGTACTGTTACTATTCCAAACGGTGGGACACACGCTCGTGTTTGGATTCAAATAGATCAAGGTCATACAGATACTAATCATTGGTATGTAACGGGTATTCAGTGTAGTAATGCTAATATCTATAATAAGGTTAATGCTCAAATTACCCAATTGAATAGTACTCTGGTTCTGGCAGATCAGACTAATGCTACTGCGATAAATCAAGTACAAACTAATCTGAATAATAATATCGCTAGTGTTAATACTAAGATCAGTACTGATGTTAATGCGTTAAGAGGTACAATTAATTCAAATTATTCATTAGCAGTACAAGCTAACGGCATGGTAGCTGGTATTAAATTAATGGCACAAGATGGGAGTGTAAGCAATTCGGCATTATATTTCACTGCCGATAAATTTATTGTTACACCATCTGCTGGTTCAGGTACTAATGCTAAGAGTCCATTCACCATTGATAATGGTATTGTTTATCTAAATAACGCAATGATTAAGAATGCCAGTATCGGCACTGCACTTATCGCAGACGCAAGTATATCTAATGCTAAGATTGTTAATGGAAGTATAAATACTGTCAAGATACAGGATGCTTCAATTACAAATGCTAAAATAGCAGATTTGAGTGTTACTGAGGGTAAAATATCAAATGCATCTATTACCTCAGCAAAAATAAGTCAGCAGATACAAAGTGAAAATTATGTGTCTGGTTCATCTGGATGGATGATAAACAAGAACGGGAATAGCCAATTCAACAATGTTACGGTTAGGGGAACTGTCTACGCAACTGATGGCGAATTTAGCGGTACGATTTACGCGAATAGACTTGTTGGTGATATCAGTAATATTCATCCATGTCCAGCACGTAGTTTTTCCGCAGGTACTCAGACATATACTATATATTTTACTGGTGGATTGTCATATCCAGTTTATATAAATATACCCTGTGTAATTATTAATGCTCAAACAACACAGATACCAGGTTCAGGTAATGTTGCTGTTTCATGTAGTATAAACGGTAATAATGCATTTTCTCAACAGGTATCAATACGAAGTGCGACAGGTCAAGATGGGAAGCAACAAATGGTTTTTGGTGGAGGAGCAATAATAGGTGCGGGAGAATCTAACGTACCAATAGTCATTTCATATTCAACTTTAGGTACTCAGGGAAATGTTAGCATCAATGTATTACCCCACAATATAATAGTTTCTAAATATGATAGTGTGAGTTTTCATTCATAAATAACTATAGTGGAAAATAACAATAACAGGAACTAATAATGGATATCGCAATAGCAATTATATTGTGTGTCGTGGGTGTTCTTGGTTTTTTCTGGACATTATATAGGGATAAGAAGCGTGACGGTGAAACACTTACTGATCGCGTGATTAAACTTGAGTCTGAAACTGCTCTTGTGAAGCAAAGTATCAGTACTTTGAAAACTGAACAAGAAGCAATAAAGGATAATCTTGAAAAACTCGAAGAACAGTTAACACAAATAAATCAGAATATCGTAAGGATTTTGACAATACTCGACAAGTAACAGGTGGCCTCATTGTAGGCCACTTTTTTTTGTTTCTCCATAAATAAATGTATAGAAATCATTATGGAGAAAATACAAATGGATTTGTATGAAAAATTAAAACAGTATGAAGGTACTAAAACATATCAAACAAAGTTGGGATATTACCGAGATAATAAATTCAGAATCTACAAAGATCATCTTGGATATGAAACTATTGGATATGGTCATTTACTCATTGGAAATGAAAAACAGACATTCAAGAATGGCATAACAGAAGTTGAAGCGAATTTATTACTACATGCCGATATCCAACGAGCAAAGAAAGATGTGAAAAAATTAAACGTTAAGATCCCCGAAGATTCACGTTGGAATGATTTTCTTGTGATGATGCTTTTCCAGTTAGGTTTAACTAAGGCACGAGGATTTAAGAAGTTCCTTGCTGCGTTAAGTACTGGAAACTACGCAACAGCAATTATCGAAGTGAAAGATAGTCTTTGGTACAGGCAAACACCGAATCGTGTAGATGACATGATCGCCTATGTTGTCAGGGGGTGATTCATGGACACGATATGGCAAATGTATAACCCTCAAGATTGGTCATTAGATGATGTGCCAGAATATGCCGCCTTTGTATATCTCATAGAGTTCCCTGATTCTGGTGAGTACTATATTGGTGTTAAACAAACATATCAAAAATTAAAGCATATTAATCAGCGTAAATCTGATACGAAAGAAAGTAATTGGTCTGTATATAATTCAAGTTCAAAGACAGTAAAACAGTACATTGAAGATGGAGAGAAACATACTAAGAAGATCCTATGGTGTTTTCCAACAGTACAGGAAGCGGCATTGGTTGAAACTGCCTTAATCAGTATCTTCGGCTCAGATAGTCAATGTCTTAATAAGGCAATTATGACTAAAACCCGTTTGATTAAGAACAAGGGCAGTACTACGAAGATTATTCAGGAAGTACTGTCATGGCTGGTATAACAGGGCGTTGGAATACCAGCCCTCAAAGTGTATCCAATCAGTTAAATCGCAATGGTCAACAATGGGGTAATCAATTTAATAGTGAATTAACCCGTAGGGCTAAAATTGTATCCGATAAAATTCAAAATGACATCAGTACTAAGGCAAAAGGCGGTGCAGTGAGTTTTACCCAGAAAGCGATTAGATTTACGTCTAATAATAATCGATCGTCAAGTATCGTTTACAACAACATTACAGTACAGAGAAATCAGGCTAAATACCTTAAATTCGTCTTAGGCAGTAGTGAAAAAGCAGGTGAGAAAGTCATTCCTACCACTAATGCAAAACTCACGAAGGAAGGAAACATACAGGGATTACGTCCAAGATCGAAATCGGGTCGTTATAAGACCGTTGAGAAAGGTGGACGTAAATACATCATTGATACTAAGACACCGAAACGTAAATCACGGACAGATAGGGTTATTGGTGTCATTGCCGCCCGTAAGAGAAAACAACTGTTCGACTTTTACAAACATAGCAGCAAGTACGCAATACAGGAATTCAACAATATGAAAGGGAGTTTTACGTTTAGATGGAATTAAATGAATACATCACTCAGTTTCCATGCTACCCGCATGAAGAACTACAGAATCAGCAATTACACGGGGTAGTACCGTGTTCAACGACTTATCCCTACGACAAGGTTTATGCAACTCACAAACTCATTAAGAAGAAAGTACTGAAAGATGGTGCTGATCTACTGGCTATCAGCTTTCTTAAAGGGTCAGAACCACGGTTAGAAGTAGGAGAAAAGACGCAATGGGAGATATCAGGGATTGTTCATGACGTTCAAGTACTCATGTCCTTCCCATTACAACATAAAGGATATCGGGCGTGGTGTTACATCGTCCAACAGGAACGGAAGAAGGAGGCAGTAAATGTTATGGATAACGACGATCATTGATTTGGTCAAAAACGGGATTGGGTACTTTACCAAGAGATCTCAAAGCAAAGATGAGCTACAGGCACAGAACAGTCATGAGCAGAATCAGATCACCCTTGAAGAAACACGTAAGGGCTTCACATGGCGTCAGGGGCTAGGTTGGGTACTTACGTTCATCGTTCTCTGGAACTACGTCATGGTGCCATTGTTGGCATTGATGGGTGTTGTTCTGCCAGTGTTGCCTTTGGATGAAGTATGGAAAGTGTTGTTAGTACTGATAGGTTCTGGTTGATTGTCAATATATAGTGTTTGTAATTTGAATTTAACCTATATATAGTCATTCTGCTGTATCCTAATCAACTTTTAGAGGGTTGTCAGAATGGGCAAGAACCAGCATGTAGTACCACACAATGGGGAATGGGCTGTTCGTGGCGAAGGTAATGATAGAGTTACTAAAACTTTCGATACACAGCGTGAAGCAATTGATTATGGAAGAGGCATAGCTCGTAGTCAGGAAAGTGAACTTGTGATTCATCGTCCTGATGGGCGAATCCGTGATAAAGACTCACATGGGAATGATCCGTTCCCACCTCGCGGGTGATTGTCAGTACTACTTATAGAAGGGAGCCAATGGTTCCCTTTTCTTTGCTTGGTGCAATAGTATCGAATTACAATTTTTTGGCTTGTGTGAAACATTGACTATCACCGTAGTCATTGGTCGTGCCCAGAACCCGTGGAAAGAGTGCAATACGCGGCGGATGGAAGAGGATGGCATCAAGCTGGCACGGCGCAGCAGTGGCGGCGGAGCGGTCTTCCACGATCTCGGCAATACCTGCTTTACTTTTATGGCAGGTAAGCCGGAATACGATAAAAGCGTTTCAACGCAGATTGTTCTGAATGCGCTTAGTTCGCTGGGGTTAAAGGCTAGCGCGTCGGGCCGTAACGATCTGGTGGTAGAAACCGCGGACGGCGTACGCAAGGTGTCCGGTTCTGCCTATCGTGAAACTAAAGATCGCGGCTTTCATCACGGCACGCTGCTGCTGAACGCCGATCTCAGCCGCTTAGCGGACTATTTGAACCCGGATGTTAAGAAACTCCAGGCAAAAGGGATTACGTCCGTGCGTTCCCGCGTCGCCAATCTGGTGGAATTGCTACCCTCTGTCGATCATCAGGTTGTTATTAGTCAGGCGGTGACGCAGGCCTTCTTTGATTATTTCGGCGAACAGTGCGAACCGGAAATCATCTCGCCTTCCGCCTACCCAGATCTGCCGGGATTAAGCGAACAGTTTGCGCGTCAAAGTAGTTGGGAATGGAACTTCGGTCAGGCTCCGGATTTCTCGCATTTACTTGATAACCGCTTTACCTGGGGTGGGGTTGAATTACATTTCGATGTGGAACGCGGCGTGATCGTCCGCGCGCAGATTTATACCGATAGCCTGAACCCAGCACCGCTAGAAGCACTCGCCCCCGCCTTGCAGGGAACGGCATATCGTCCGGAAGCCTTGGCGGCAGCGTGTCAGGCACTGATTACCGCTTTCCCCGAACAGAAAAACGAATTGCAGGAACTGGCCGATTGGCTGGCGCAGAGTCTGCGCTAG